AGAATCTGTAGATGTTATATATTTTGAATATAAAACTTGGCAAAATCAAGTATATAAAATAAAAAATACTGCTACAGGAGCTAAAAAGACTATTGAAAAAACAGATGAATTTAACCCACCAAAAAGTGCTAAAGAACATTTTGAAAAAGTACAAAGATCTATAGAAGTATTATATTGTGGTGTTAAAATATTAGGTAAAGATAAATTATTAAAATGGGTGCTTGCTGAAAATATGACTAGACCAAAGTCAGATGTTACTAAAGTACAGATGAGTTATAATATTGTAGCACCAAGAATATATAGAGGTAAAATAGAATCTTTGGTTGGTAGAATGATAACATTTGCTGATATGATTCAGTTAACTCATTTGAAACTACAACAAGTTTTATCTAAGTTAGTACCTGATGGTATTTATTTAGATGCTGATGGAATAGCGGAAATAGATTTAGGTAATGGTACTAACTACAATCCACAGGATGCTTTAAATATGTATTTTCAAACTGGTAGTGTTATTGGTAGATCAATGACACAAGATGGCGAATTTAATCATGGTAAAATGCCTATTCAAGAATTAAATTCAAGTGGTGGTAATGCTAAAATTCAAAGTTTAATAACATCTTATAATTATTATATGCAAATGATGAGGGATGTGACTGGATTAAATGAAGCAAGAGATGGTAGTAAACCAGATGAATATTCATTAGTTGGTTTACAGAAAATTGCTGCTGCAAATTCTAATACAGCAACTAGACACATTTTACAAGGTGGTTTATATTTAACTTTAAAAACAGCAGAAGCATTATCTTTAAGAATATCTGATGTTTTAGAATATTCTAATACAAGAGCTTCTTTTGTACAATCTTTAGGTAGATTTAATATTGCAACTTTAAGTGAAATAAAAGAGTTACATTTGCATGATTTTGGTGTTTATTTAGATTTAATGCCAGATGAAGAAGAAAAACAACTTCTTGAAAATAATATCCAAATGGCTATTCAAAAAGATCAAGTAAATCTTGAAGATGCTATTGATGTTAGAGAAATAAAGAATTTAAAACTTGCTAATCAATTATTAAAATTACGTAGACGTAAGAAATTTGAACAAGATAGACAAATTCAAATGGAAAATATCCAAGCACAAACTAAATCTAATACAGAAGCTGCGCAAGCTGCCGCAGAAGCTGAAATACAAAAACAACAAGGAATAGCAGGTAGTAAAGTACAGGTTAACGAAGCACAATTAAGTTTTGATATTAAAAAAATGGAAACTGAAGCTCAAATTAAAAAAGAATTAATGGCTTATGAATTTGAACTTAATCAACAACTTAGACGAATGGATTTAGAAGTTGCACAACAAAGGGAAGGACAAAAAGAAGATCGTAAAGATAAAAGAACTAAAATTCAAGCATCACAACAAAGTGAATTAATTGATCAAAGAAAAAACAATAAACCTCCAAAGGACTTTGAATCAGCTGGATTTGATAACTTGGGAGGATTCGGTTTAGAGCAATTTGAACCAAGATAATTATTAATAATTTAAACAAATAAAACAAATGGGACGAATAACAAACGATTTTGTATCTACTATCGAAGGATCAGTATTTTCAAATACTGGAACCACTATTATACCGCCTACAGATCATGTTTTTGTAGCCATCACTACATTAGAAACAACTACATTTAGTAATACTCTAGGTTTAGTTGCAGAAACTTCTACTAGATATGCTGGCACAGAAGATGCTGCTGGTGATTTAGCTGGTGGATCAGAAACTGTAAATGAAGGATCTGGTGGTGAAGAAATATTGGTTGGTGATAGTTTTCCAGCTAGTCTTACTATTTATGGTAGATATACCAAAATAACAATAGCTTCTGGAAGTATTATAGCATATTACGCAAGAGACGGAAAATAAAAATAATTTTTTAACTATTTAATTATATTATATTATGGCAAAAACAAATGAAAAAGTCGTAGAAGAGGTTGTTGAACAACCTGTTAAAACTACGCCTGTTGAAGAACCAAAATTGGAAACTTCAGCTGAAGCAGATGTACAAAAAAAGATTAAAGTCAAAAAACCTAAATGGGATACTGACATTGATAAAATGTACAAAGTAAATGTAGATGAACCACCTAAAACAAAAAAAGAAGATGGTAAAATATTACAAAAAACCAAAGCCGAAGAAAAAGGCGATAAAGGTGAAACAAAAAAAGAAGAAGTAAAAACTGAAAAAACTGAACAACCAGTTTTAGAAGAAATTACTGATGAAACACCTACTGAAACAGAATCAAAAAAAGAAGAAGAAGTTACAGTAGAAGATGTTAAACAAGAAATTGCTAAAACTCCTGAGGTAGAATTACCAGAAAATATTCAAAAAGTCGTAGACTTTATGAATGAAACAGGAGGTACTTTAGAAGATTATGTTAGATTAAATGCTGATTATTCTAAAGTTGATGAAGCAAATCTTTTAAGAGAATATTACAAGCAAACTAAATCTCATCTAAATGATGATGAAATTAATTTCCTTATTGATGATAATTATGCTATTGATAAGGACGTTGATGATGATAGAGCTGTAAAAAGAAAAACTCTTGCTTATAAAGAAGCGGTTAATGATGCTAAAAAGCATTTAGAAGGTCTGAAAGATAAATACTACAAAGAAGTCAAGTTGGGTTCTAAGTTGCTTCCAGAACAACAAAAAGCTGTAGAATTTTTTAATCGTTATAATACTGAGCAAGAACAAGCTGAAAAACTACAATCGAAACAAAAAACGCATTTTGAAAAACTTACTAACGATGTTTTTGATAATAAATTCAAAGGTTTTGAATTTAATGTTGGAGACAAGAAATACCGTTATAATATTAAAGATGCTGCTAAAATTAAAGATGCACAACAGAATGTTATTGATGTATTTAGTGAATACATCACGTCAGATAATCTTTTGACAAACGCTGCTGGTTATCATAAATCTTTATTTGCGGCTAAAAATTCAGATGCAATAGCTACTCATTTTTACGAACAAGGTAAAACTGACGCTGTAAAAGAAATTACTAGTAAATCCAAAAATATTAATATGGATCCTAGGAAATCTAGCCCAGATGTCATTGATGCCAGTGGGACTAAAGTGAGAGTTTTATCTGGAGACGATAGTTCTAAGCTGAAATTTAAACTTAAAAACTATTAAAGACCTAATGTCTTTAATAAATTAATTAACAATTTAAAATAATTGAAAAATGGCAACAACAACTATACCCGCTGTTCCGGAATTAGCTCCATATGTGAGTAAAACCGCAACAACTGGTAATTATGTAAATTTCGCTGATTCTTCATTTGACACTTGGGCACAACAATATTTGCCTGAACTATATGAAGCTGAAGTAGAGAGATACGGAGATAGATCTGTATCTTCATTTTTGAGATTAGTAGGAGCAGAGCTTCCTATGGCATCTGATCAAGTTATTTGGAGTGAGCAAGGTAGATTACACATTGCTCGTACCGGATTATCTTGTACAGACGCTGGAGTTGTTACATGTTCAGACACTGCAATCAGAGCAGGATCCACAGTATTAGTTACTGGTGGTGGTCTTACTGGTTCGCATGTTTGTTATGTAGACGAAGGTTCTGAGACTAGTACTACTCAATTTAAAATCTATCCTTATAAGGTGGCAGCAATGTCTGACTTAACGGGATTTGATGATGGCGTAACAATTGACGTTTTCGTATTCGGTTCTGAATTCGGAAAAGGTGCAAGTGGTATGCAAGCTGGTGTTAACCCTGAGGTTGATACTTTTAATAACAGACCAATCATCCAAAAAGATGTATTTAAAGTTTCTGGATCTGACGCTGCTCAAATTGGGTGGATCGAAGTTTCTGGAGAAGCTGGTCAAAATGGTTATTTATGGTATCTAAAAGCTGAAGGTGATACTAGAGTAAGATTCGAAGATTATTTAGAAATGGCAATGGTAGAAGCAATAAAAGGCGTACCTGGAAGCTCAGTAGTAGATACCAAACTTGGTAGTGCAACTGCAACTTTTGGTACTCAAGGTTTATTTGATGCTATCAAAGAAAGAGGATTAGAAGCTGATCAAGTTTTCTCTTCTTCTGAAGATGTTATTCCTAACTTCGATGTAATATTAAAGGAACTAGACAAACAAGGTGCAATTGAAGAAAATATGATGTTCTTAAACAGAACTGCTTCAATCGCCATGGATGACGCTCTAGCAACTCAAAATGCAAACCACGAAGGTGGAACATCTTGGGGTGTTTTTGAAAATTCTGAACAAATGGCTATTAATTTAGGATTCGTTGGTTTCAGAAGAGGTTCTTATGATTTTTACAAATCTGACTGGAAATACTTAAATAACAAATCTACGAGAGGTGGAGCTAATTTTGGAGATGTCCAAGGAGTTTTAATTCCTGCTGGAACATCTTCTGTTTATGACCAAATGCTTGGTAAAAACATTAGACGACCATTCTTGCATATTAGATATAGAGCTTCTGAGACTGAGGACAGACGTCTTAAGTCTTGGGTAGTAGGTTCTGTGGGCGGTGCTGCTAACTCTGATGTTGATGATATGAATGTTCATTATCTATCAGAAAGATGTTTAGTAACACAAGCTGCAAATAACTTCTGCTTATTTACAGATGCTAACTATAACTAATAGATAGTAATTAAAGATATAAGGGCGGTTCGCCGCCCTAATCTTTATTTTTTTTAAACTTATTAAATTATATTATATCATGAACAAAACAAAAACAATAAAAGATGTATTGGCTAAAGAAGAGCTAGTACAAGAAGTATTTGTGGCAAAAAAGCCAAAAACTACTAAACCATTAAAACAAGAAAAACCAATAGATAAATGGGAAGTTAAAGATAGGGAATACTATCTTTTAGGTGATTATACACCTGTAATGAAACTATTAAGATCTAAAGGTATATATTGGTTTGATGAAGAAAAAGGTTACGAGAGAGAAATGAAACTAACTAGTAATCAAAGAACTCCATTTGTTGACGAATTTAAAGGAGATGCAAAATTGGAGCATATTATTTTTAGAGACGGCGTAATGAATGTACCTAGAAATAAAGTTGTTTTACAACAACTATTATCAATATATCATCCTGGTAAAGGAAGAGATTATGATGAAAGAAATAAC